GTCAGGACCAGTCGGCATCCAATAGTACTGTCTAAAGTTTACAAACTTATCCCAATCAATATTAGGGTCATAAGAGACAGATTCCGGTCTGAATAGTCTATCAAGATTAGAAGTATTTGCATTACTTGCCTGCAATTGATTAATTAAATCATCATATCCAACTGATCTAGAAATAACATTATCAACGTCCTTGACAACTAGAGCAGGTTCTAACTGGTATGCATTCCTTAAAGGACTTCCTCCATTAATGTACGTATCAGTAGCAGGATTATAATTTAAACTCAATTTGCTACCAACAAATCCGTTAATTCGTTCTAATTGCGGTTGTTGAATAAATTGATCTAACGTACTGGCTAGAAACTTGATATTTTTGTCTGTTCTATGGTATCCTGGCAAAAGATCTGATGATCTTCTAACATTGGAAGGATTATTAACATCTTCTTGATTAACTGTGTCGTTTCCGGCCATTTTTAATTGCTCACATTCGTATTGGTAATAACAGGCGAAGTTGCATTGATTTGTGCAGCAGTTACCGCATCAATGATTTCTATATCAGTAGTAGTTGCTCCGCTAATCAAAATTTCGTGACTTTGACACGAAATTTCAAATAAACTACCAAACGGTAGATTCGGATTCTTTGGTACTATAATAAAATTAGTAATATCAGGAGTCATTAGATTAAGCACATATGTTGATAATTCTCCAAAATTAAATGATTGACCAAAGTCCCAATTAGTTAAATTGAAGAAACTATTAATTGCTGCAAGAATCCTTGTTTGTAAATCGTTATCACTAGTAATTCTATTAGGATTACGAACAGCTTTAAATGTTCCTTGGAGATTAGGAGTAGCCTGAGATCCAAATAATACTTTATAACTAGCAGGATGGTAAATTAGAGTATCCGAGATCGATTTAATCGGATCTAATGCTGCTGAAAAATTACTTTCAAGACTCTGACTAGTAGGCGCCATCGGAGCAGAACCTGTTCCAGATGCCAACCATGTTCTGTATGCAGTATCATAATCTGCAGTCAACATGTATATATCTATAATGTTAGACTTACTTGGATCGATTCTTCTTTCTTCTCCACTGTTATGAGTATAGTGGAATTTCAAATTACAACGTCCAGGTTTAGCAAAATATTGATTAGTTAATTCTAAAATTTGACCCGATGTTACAATTTTAACAACATCTGCTGTGGAAAAATAAAACAAATCTCCTACTGTAGCAGTGGCCAAATTTACATAACTTTCATCAGGATATGCAGTAATCATTGTTTGATCAGAAAGTAAGCTATATCGATTTCCATCATTTGAAATTTGGAAATACACAAAACTATTAGTTGCAGTTCCTACAATATTTGTAAATGCATCAGGAGTATCAATCTGTCCGTCATTGTTTGCATCATAGAAACTAATCACTACTTTCTTAGGTTCTACATATCCATCCGGTTCAATCACTGCGGTTTCAATCTGCCAGCGATAAACAACTCCTAACCCTAATGATGTGACAGGATCAGGATTTACAGATAGTACATCAATCTGATCTCTAATTACTGTATCAGTAACGAAATCATAGTTAACATTAGAATAATCTACAAAAAATGCTGTCTGATTTGCGCTCTCAAAAATATATTCTAATACACGATAGCTAACTTGATAACCTGTTCCAGTCCATTGAAATAAAACCATCCAACTCGCATCTTTCTGTGAATTAGAAGAATCGCCTTGATAGGAAAGATTAAAATTGCCAGTAACATTTAAGTTACTGTCGACAATAATGAACCACTGGCGTGTTATATTATCAAAACTCAATCCAAAGTTTCTTTGTGCAGTGCAAAGATTTACCATCTGGGTTTCAAAAGCATAGCTAAACGAATTGACAAAATTCGGAATAACCTCTACTGGTACTGTGTTTGAATTGATTTTACCCGATAATATCATAGGACCTGTGCCGTCACTTAGCGCGCCTTTTCCAGAATTAGCACCATCTCCGACTACCTGTATAACTTTCGACCAAAATGTCGATCCGTTATAGGTAAACTGAATCAATGCACCCGGTGTGATATATGACGCAGTAGAATTACTAAAATAACCAGTTTGAACCGGATTTCCGAATTGATCTACAAAATATCCCGTAGTCTGATTAGGAAGTTTAGTAACTGTTACCCAGGAAAGACCTAATTGAGAAAACGTAGGTCTGAAATAATTTTCATAATAAAAGTTTTTAAAACTATTTGATGAAATAATAGGTGCGAGCTGATTCTTTAAAACACTATAAACTTGATTCCTAGACTGGAATTTAAAATCAAAAGTTGGTAGCTTAGATTCATAATATAATATACCGTCATGCGCAAAAATATCTGTACTAGAATACATTCCAGTAATATCTGTTAATTCAAAATATTTAGAAATACCACTCGACAAACGATTTATACTGGTAACTTTTAGAACATTGTTGCCAGCAGTTAGCGGTCCGATGTTATAATCTTCACCAGTAATCATTCTATTTTGCAAATAGTAAGTTTGAGGTGCTTTGGTTTTAATACTAGCCGTAGACTCAGGTCCGCTGCTATTAGTAACCGTATATTGCAATGATAATGTCATCGTCAACTGATGAGCATTACCGGCTTGATTTATATAAGGAATTGTAACATTAATTCCAGAAAGCTGATCAGGAGTAATTGAATATGCCTGTCCATTGCTTTGACGATAAAAAATTCTAAAATTACCCTTAGGTAGATCGCCGAAACTACCATCGGCAAAATTTAAATCAATTTGATCATTTGCTCGCGATGTAACGGTGTACAGCGTTCTAAGGTTGTTAGAAAGATTATTATAAATGACATTATTTCCAACTAACGCAGGTACCTGTGTCCAGAGTTTAGAATAATTCCCATTTGAATCTAATTGCCATAGCCAAACATCAGTGTCATTAATACCATTTGCATTAACCCCAATGATTTCATTTGCTACTGGTGCAGATACAGTAAATCCAGTAGACGCCATGCTACCTTGCTTAAAGAATGCAAAGAATCCGGAGTTAGAGGAACCTGCTCCTCGATTGTCATTACGGAAAACATAGGAAAAACTGCCGCCCGGAACTGGCGGTACTTCGTAGATATAATTCTGACCGTTAAATGATGCTCCAGTAACTTCAAAAACCATCGGTGTACCATTAACTGCCTTAGTAACACTGAAAATCGGCAAATCAGTACTTTGGGTATTAACTACGTATTGTTGAGTATTAATGCCATCAATTGTTGATGAATCGTAAGGTTTACCAAAACTTGCGCCAGAGGGCATAGCAGAATTTAAAATGCTAACAAATTGTTGATACCAATTAACGTTTGAAGAATCGTTCCACGCAACTACTTGATTGGCTAAATTAAAACCATTTGCGTCTATAACATTTTCGTTGGTCCTTACGGCGGTTATTTTTAACAAACCGCTTGCCGGAATGTTTCTCGAAGGATTATAACTGATTAACTGTGCTAATCTTAAAATGCTATCTCGTCTCTGTGCAGTTTCGAGAAAATTTTCGCGGGCATTTAGATCAACACGAAAACTTAGATTTTGTCCAAGATATGCAATTAGGTCAATGAGCGCAATATATTCGCTCGAATCGATGTAATCGTTAAATTCTTCAGGATAAGTTTCCTGAAGATAATTGATCATTGTCCGACGCAGTGTGTCAAAGTCATAACTTTGGAAGTCCGCATTGCGGAAACTTTGATAAATCTTAGTCCAATCTTCTGCGACTAATAATTGAGTATTCGTTGCTGGTATCATATGTTATTTACTACCCTAGATAACATATTTATTGAAAAAATTAACTAGGTATATTATTGTGCAGTAACTATTCCGATTTCTTTATTAAACGCTAAAGACATAGATTGACTTAGATTTTGACGCTTAAAATATAGGGTTGCGTCTATTAACAAACCATATTCTGCTTCGGAGATATTAATTACCGTAGGAGTAACTCGTGGATCATAATTTAAAATTCTAGTCGCATCATCGCTGATTTTTTGTTTAACATCATCAGTAAAAGGTTCGTATATCATGTCCCAAATAATTGTACCAAATGTGGGATTCATAACTCGTTCACCTTGCCTAGTTTGAAACATATTTAGAATGTCTTGTTGAACTAGGGCAAAATCAAAAATCTTAGTAGCCAATGTAGTGCTATCTGCCGAACTAAATCCTTTGTAAAATTGGCTCGACTGTACACTAGCCTGACTGCTAATATTATTCGGAGTTAAGATGATGTTTTTATATGCCATGGCTTGATATTTATGTTCCTATACCTTGTGTTGTAAACTGCTGTTTATATGCATTAAAATAAGTTATACGATTATTCAATCCATTTGTTCCACCGTTTACTAACTTAGTTACTGCTACAACATTATTCCAATCGATTGATTTTGTCCTGCTTGCTTTAAAAACATTAAAAAACCACAATACACTTTGAGAAGCTAACGGAAGTTGTTCAACCAGCTCAGGATGAGTTACAACGTCTTGACCAAAATATTTGCTCATACTTGTGTAAGATGTACGACCAGTGCATTGGATGAATTCTCGACCTTTGAATCTTGGACCATCACCCGGTTGTGTATTACCTAGATCAGCTCGACCATTATATTTGTTAAAATATGAATCTGGACCAAGTTCTCTCAAATATATAAACCCACCGCTTTCTTGTTTACATTGTGCCATCCACGCAGCAAGTTTAATCGGATCCGTAACGCCGCCGCGGATAAGAGTGCTCTTAAGATAGGCTTCATTTGCTTTAGCATTCTTAGATAACGGTGGATTAGGTGCACCACCTGAAAGATTTAAAGTGTCAGTTGCATCTGAAGAAAACTGTGTAGGATTAATATTTTCATGTTGATCATACGGTTCGTGAGTGGGCACACGCTGCATAATACTAGTAATTCCAGTAGACCTATAAAAATTATTATCAGCCCATCCTGCGCTTGACGATCTATTTGGCAAATTAAATATCGGAAGCGGCGTTGGTGAAGCTGCAGGAGTACCTGCACTTGCAGAAGCAGCAGCAGGACCATTCATATCAATCTTACCTGCAGATTCTATATGGTGACTTGATGAAATGTTAGTAGTTCCTGCACTAACCATCCAATTTGCACCAGTTACATTATTGTCACCTGATGCATTTGAATACATATCTCCTCCACTAATGTATGAAGAATCACCTGCAGATGTTTGATTTATATTACCACCAGTGGATAGATTATAGTCATCTCCAAACTGAAGAATTCCAGCTGTCTTTCCTATCACGGTGACTGTGTTTCCGCAATCTAAATCAAACGTTGTGTTTGATTTCATCTTAATGCTTCGGCCTGCTTCTATATTAACATCTCTGTCAGCAAAAAAATTAAAGTCAGCTTCGGTATGCATACTAATGCTATCTTGGGCATATACGTCAATTTTACCATTAGATGTAAGTTCTATCCAAGCTGAACCTTTACTATTTCCGATATAGATTAAATCCGAAGAATTGTGTAATAGAATTTGATGCCCAGTTCTAGTTCGAATTCTAAATAATTCATTCTTACCGTCAACATCTCCATCATCCATTACAAATTGATGTCCGCCTAGTCGACTCACTGGTAACATTATAGATCCAGCACCAGACTGGAATCCAGCTTCTTTTAAAGGAGATCCAGTGTCTACGGGACCCGGGGTACTAATCCCAAAAACTCTGCTCGGAACTTCTCGTCTTGCACTACTAGATGTAACGCCGCGGACGTCGTCGATTAATAATCCTTGATTTACAAGACGATCTGCAAAAGGATGCACCGGCTTAGTAAACTTATCCGGATTAGGATCTTCCATTGCTCTACTACTTTTATGGTATTCAGCAACAGGAACATTACGTGTTCCATATTTTTTCAATTGTTCCGGAGACATTGCAGAATATTGACTTGCTGCTATACCAGGAACTTCTTGATTTTGATAAGTGTCAGGAACACACCCGAACCAATATCCTTGGTTAATGTCTCCGCCAATGAACATGACCATAACCGTGGAACCGATATCCGGCGGAACCATCCAAAATCCATAGGCTTTCTGTACATCATCAAAGTTAGAAGAATTATTGCCTTCATATTTCTGGGCCGTAGCACCAAAGAAAGGACTACAATATTTTACGATAACATTAGATGTTTCTGTTTGAGCAACACCTGGAATTGATTTCAGCAGAGTAACTTGCAAACTGCCCATGTAGGTGGGATCTAAATGGTTAACAATCGTTGCTAGATATGGACCAGGATTAATTAATGAATTTTCCTGTGACCGTGTATTAACTGCCATTATATGCTTCCTTGAATATTAGAATTTTGTATCAATTTAGTTAGCGGACTTAAAGTTTGTTTGCTTCCCAAAATGGCATTAGCACTAGCTGCTAAGTTTGAAGTTCCTACTTGTGCTATCGAAGAAACATTAGAAATAGCACTTTCAACTGAACCTAAACCAGCAGCAGCAGATGATAAGCCACTTATTGCATTTTGAGACAACGAGCCTACTGCGTTGCTCACTCCTAAAGCGTTTCCTACAACAGAATTTACCTGTCCTTGAATATTTGATATTTGTCCTACCACAGATTGCGCAGAACCTAATGCTCCGGCAACTCCCGAAGTTACATTTCCTAATGGATTTGTTATGCTAGTGAGATCAGTTAATGCCGGAAGATTAGTTGCATCACCGATTACACTACTGACATTTCCAAAATTAGTAGTTAACGAGTCTAATGCCGGATCAATTAATGCATCTGGAGCAGGTATACTAGGCTGTAATGCTGGCAAATTAGGCAGCTGATATCCTGATATATTTTTAAAGACCACTCCGCTGTCCTCTAACCCAGTAATGTTAGTATTCACCGGAACTAACGCAGCAACACTTTCTAATTGACTGGTAAGATTGCTAGAAAGTAACGGATCTAGTCCAGACAATACAGAAGGATCAATACCTAATTGTGAACTAATTCCGGAAATATCAGTAGGAACTGCATTTTGTAAATTATTAATCGCATTTCCAACACCACCAATTAAACTAGAAACATTTGATCCAGCCAATCCACTAACACTCTGCGTTAAATCAGTGATGCTAGCAGGAACCGCAGTCCCTACAGGTACCTGCGATGCAATAGAATCGACTACATTATTAGCTAGGCCTACTGCGGCATTAGAAATATTAGCAATATTGCCAATTGCAGATCCTGCTGCACTAATTGCAGCAGCTGATAAATTAGGTGTAGATAATACAGCGCCCAGGGCCGAAGGCGATATACTAACTCCTTGTGTTAATGGATTAACACCACCTAACGGATTTGATCCTAATGGATTGGCTCCTAATTGATTTGCAATCGCGCTAACCTGTCCAGTTACTCCCGAAACTTGAGATAGCAAACCATTTATAGAACTCAACGGAGATCCGGTTACAGATCCTAGTGCGCCTGAAACTTGAGATAACAAATTATTAGCAGATTGATTTACTGCACTTGCTAAACTAGATAATCCATTAGTAAAATTACTTGGTACTCCAGGAAGCCCTTGACTAGGAAATCCTCGATTAAGTAGATTGCCGAGATTAATGCTATCCGGTGTAATACCAATAGAAGGAATTGTAGAAGGCTTAGAGTCCTGAGTAACCTGTGTTCCTGGGTCTGCAGAAGCTGTAGTAGTCAAATCACTTGCCGGAGCAGGGGTTTGTTTACCAAGTACTTGCCCGTCTACTCGAATAACATCAACTTCTTGAGTAAAGACTCCACCTTTAAAATTGTTTACTAGATTAGTAATCCTATAAATTCCACTAAATGGTAAACGATTCTTATCATCAAATTGTGCAAAACCGTCATCAACTCCAGTCGAGTGCATGTCTATAGGATTTCTAAAATTAATATTAAGATATACCTCACCTTGAGTAGTTGGTGCTTGACCATCAGTTGTCAGATATTGACTAGTTAATTGTAAATTTTGATTTCCCATACCTCCAGTAACTAAGAAA